GCTTAAGATGCTTTGCTCAATTACCCAATACCATCTTCTCCATTTCCCTCCATAAGCCTATCAAAATACATCAGTAAGATTTATCTGTGGATAACTTTGTTATTTCTGTGGATAACTTTAGTTAACTTGTGGATAACTTTATAGAAATCTGTGGATAACTGTGTATAAAACTGTGGATAACTTTTTATTTTTCAGGGTATTTATACCAAGTCAGGCCTATAGTGTATAGGTATTTAGGCGTATTCCATTTGATGCCAATAAAACCTTTGCCTGATAACTTACTAACAGCATAACGCTTAGGTGCTGATACTAACTTATACTTTATATATCTTATCTTCATTGTTTATACTTTCTTATACTAGGGATTACGAAGGCTTCTTTTATTCCCCCGAATTATTGCCAGCCAACCAGTTCTTTATCTTCTTCATGGTTCTTTACGATTGGCAGAATATCTTTGACTTCAATAGGTGTTTCTTGTAGCCAGTCAATCTTATCTATATGACTAGACAGCAAGTCTATGATTTGATTTTTCTGTTCAATCATACCTGCTTCGTAGCCATGCTCCCAACCTTTGTCATATCCTTTTTGGACTAGTCTAACTCGCCATTTGAAAAAGTTCTTCATGTGTCTCCTTAAATTGTGGGTCATGTGTAACCCAGTAATACTTGCAAGGAACTTTACGTTCTGGACAACAAGGATTACTTTCTGCAACAAACTTATAGAAGTCAAAGTAATAAATACTATCTTTGTTATATAGGTTTGCTTTGTGACTAGTAGTTAGTCTATCCATTGCTACTACATCACTATACCATTTAGGTTCATTAAGACCCCAATGGCTACCCTCGGACTTTTGTAGTGCCAATAGGTTTTCCATGTTCTTGTCAGTCTTAATACCACGCTCGTCTGCCTGTGCAACCATAGACATAACATAATTCCATAGCCAAGTCTCACTACCACGCCACATCTTAACAGCAGGGTGGTTACGCCACGCAGCGAAAGGGTCGTTGCTGGACAATACTTTTAGAATTTGGTAACCTTCTAGAATCTGTTTATTTAATCTTTTATTGTCTAGGGCTTGTGCAGACATATCGAAGTCTTTATATGGTAAAAAGGTTTGCATACGCTCTCTCGTTTAATGGACCTATAGTAATTATACAGTATACTCGCTTGCTTGTCAAGCGTTGGTACTCCTATTTACCGCCGAACTTTGCTCCAAAATTCGTAATAGTTCCCGAAACGGATACAAGCATATTGGACTTGTTGGACTTGCCTTAAGGTATTGTTGTTCTACTACCTCAATTAGTTTGGTGATACGTTCCGTGGCATTCTTAACGCCAAGGTCGTAGGATTGGAGGTCTGTCACTCCAATAGCATCTAAATCTTTTAATCTTCCCATGTATCTATTATAGGGGTTGAAGTCTCTATTGTCAAGAACTATTTTTCCTGCTATAATAGTTACATGACCAACAAAACCAAATTCGTTATTTACCCTGACCGAGAATATACCGTCACGCTATCCAATGGCGATGAAGTAGAAGTCTCTGGACTAGACATTATCCAAATGGGTGAGTCTATGTTTATCACTGATAAACTTACTAGAAAACTACAAGAGTTGGATGAAAACGGAAAGGCGTGGTTCTAATGGCAACCAAAAAGGCATCAACCAGAAATAGCAATAGAAACAATGGCAAGGCTTCAAAAAAATCGCCAAAAGTATTTGACCCTGTAAAACGCAAACTCGTGAAAGTTAATTAATGCTTTTAGCAAACATTTTAGTTGTAGTAATTGGATTACCAATCTTAATATTATTGGCATGGATTGGTGACAAAAAAAATGAAGAACTCTGATTTTGACCTTGACCTTAAATTTGGCAAAGAAGGCGAAAATACAGTAGCAAAATTATTAGGCATTGATACTGTAGAAGTTAAAAGGGATAGACAGTGGAAAGCCACAGGCAACCTATATATCGAAACTGAATGTTGGTATAATGCTTCTCAGTCTTGGGAATTATCTGGTCTTAGTGTATCTAAGGCTACTCATTATGCATTCGTTATTGAAAATATGGTAATCATTATACCTACCCCAGACTTAAAAGCCATTGTTGAAAAAAGTGGCAGAGAGATTGAATGCTGGATTGAACCAAATCCGTCTAAAGGATTTCTAATTAAAATATCTCACATATTGGCACATCAAATTGGTTAAGTGTGGATGGTGCATCACTGGTCATCACGATTCATGCAGACCTTCATTAGTATTTAATGAGAAAACGTGGGTATGTGGCTGTCCTTGTCGTACTCAGTCTCAGACTGAGGATACTGCTCCTGACAGTCATAACAATAATGACTAGGTCTAAAGTCGCCTGGTTTTGGATTACCGCCTAAAACAATTCTATCATTCTTGGCTTGTTCAATCATATCCATAGTTGGAAAACCATAAACAACATCTACCATAGGGTAGTTACATAGTGGACAATTCATATTATAATTATACACTATTGACTTTACATTGTCTAGTCTCTCTGCTATAATTGGATTATGATAATTGTAGATATTGATGATACCCTGCTCCGTAATGGAACGCAACCTATTAAACGAACTATTAACTATGTCAACTCTCTTAAAACTAGAGTAGTTATTGTTACAGGCAGAGAAAAAAGCCAAAGGTCTGAAACCATCCAAGCACTTCGTAATGCTGGAGTTCACTATAACTCGCTTCTTATGAATCCTTATTCATATAAACAATCAAATAAATGGAAGGCAGAAGTTGCAGTAAAACTACATGATGCAACCCTAGCCATTGATGATAATCCAGGAGCAAGGTCTGCCTATTCTAAGGCTGGTATTAAAACGATTCACCCAAACGATGTTCCGGATATGGAAAAATTTTGGTCAATTTTTGAAACTAATGGAGGGTACTAATGCAAAATAGAATAGCAATCATTCTGCCTGTAAGAGATGGTGGAGTTGAAAGATACAAAAGAATTACTCGTTGTCTTGATTCTTACAGAGAAATGACCGAAGGTTTGTCAGATATTTATCTATTGCATGATGCAGATGAATGCCACATTTATGACCCAATCATGCAAAACTATCCAGAGGTAATTAATTATTGTATGCCTACTGGACTTACATTGGTAGAAAAGATTAATGTTCATTGTTTAGATATTGCAAGTAAGTATAAGTATGTTGGTTTTATTGGTGATGATATTGTATTTAGAACTAAATGGGAAAATGAATTTGTTTCTTGGTTATCTACCCAAAAATATGCATTGGCATTTGCAAATGATTTGATTCACACGACTGGTGGTTTGGCTACGCATCCTTTTATTACTAGTAATTTAATTAGGGCTTTGGGTTTCTTTGGATGCCCTGCAGTTGGTCATCACTATTTAGATAACTATTGGGAAAGAATGGCAGAGACTGTTGGTATTAGAAAATTTTTCCCAGAAATTATTATGGAGCACATGCATCCAGTAGTTGGTAAAGCACCCCAAGATGAAATGTTTCACAAAATTGAAAGTAAATTTGAAGAAAACTATTTAAACTATAAAGAATATATGAGAAACAATTTTGCTAATGATGTAGAAAAGGTGAATAGTTTTAATGAATAAAGTATTAGTAACTGGCGTAGCAGGGTTTATGGGAAGCCACCTTGCAGATGAATTTTTAAAACGTGGATATCATGTTGTTGGTATTGACAATCTTATTGGAGGATACAAGGAGAACGTACCTGAAGGAGTAGAATTCTGGGAACTTGACCTTAATGATTTAGATTCTCTTCACGAACCATTTACAGGTGTTGACCTGGTTGTTCACACTGCTTGTACTGCCTATGAGGGGTTATCTGTATTCTCTCCTGCCCTTATTACTCGCAATACCTCGCAGATTATCGCAACTGTTATGAGTGCCAGTATCAAGGCTGGTGTTAGAAAGATTGTTCATATGTCTTCTATGGCTCGTTATGGAACACAAGAGGTTGTTCCATTTACAGAAGACCTTTTGCCATTGCCACAAGACCCATATGGAATTGCAAAGTATGCTGGAGAACTTTTGATTAAGAATCTTGCAGACACTCATGGAATGGATTATGTAATTCTTGTTCCACACAACATCATTGGTCCTCGACAAAAGTATGATGACCCATTTAGAAATGTTGCATCTATTATGATTAACAGAATGCTTCAGGGTAAGCAGCCAATCATTTATGGCGATGGCACACAAATGAGATGTTTCTCTTTCATGCAAGATGTAATTAATCCATTAATGATTGCCTGTGAGACAGATGTTGCAAATGGTATGACAATTAATATTGGTCCAGATGAAGAATTCGTTACTATTGTTGAACTTGCTCAGAAACTTGCAAAGATTTTAAATTTTGACTTAGACCCAATCTTTATGCCTGGCAGACCACAAGAAGTAAAACATGCTAACTGTTCTGCAAACAAAGCCAGAGAGATTTTAGGATACAAAACTTCCACCACTCTTGAAGAAGGTTTGACTGAACTTGTTAATTGGATTAAAGAAAAAGGCACAAAGCCTTTTGATTATCATTTGCCTATTGAGTTTGTTACTGAAAAAACTCCAAAAACTTGGACCAATAAGTTAATGTAATTTATTCATCTTTAGTTTTTTGTTTAACTAAAGATAACATTCTTTGCGGAGTAGATGCAGAATAGTATAGCCAATAAAGTTCTATATTACGAAGATGATTAAAATTAAACCCAGAATCATGTATCTGAACCTCATGCCCTAAACAATAGATATAGCCATCATGCTTGATTAGTTTATTTCCTTTAATAATACTGTGTGCTAATTCAAAGGCTGAATCTTCTCCACCCCATTGAATAAACTTTTCATCCATACCGCCAACAGACCACCATGCATCTGGAGTGCAGACATAGATACCACCATTTGCTTCTGTATATAATGTATGTTTAAGTAATTTAATATCAGCACCACTTAAAATTTTGTCTGTCATTTCTTTATCAAAATATTTGCAAAGTCTATATGGATTATGAACCATGCCATCTTTTTGACAAGTTTCGATTGCTTCTAATAAAGGTTCAATTTCGGGTATAGTATCGGCATCATTAATAATAATAACGTCACAGTGAGCCTCCTGTGCCTTCCTAACACCATCATTTCTACTGCCCGATGCTGACCAAAATTCACCCTGTCTATCGATATATATGACTTCAATGTTTGGTAAGTTAGTTTGATACCAATCTAAAACCATTTGTAATGGCTTTATTCTACTGGGAGTTTCTCTCCAGGGAATTACAAGACCTATCTTCATAATTTAATTATACACTGTCCCCCTGGTAGGAATCGAACCTACGACTTAAAGATTAGAAGGCTTTCACTCTATCCACTGAGTTACAAGGGGTGCAAAACCTAATTGGAAATTGCTTTGAATGTTTCTGGAAATGCCTGTTCAGATAGTGTTCTAACAGCCTTAGCATATTCCTGAATCTCTACCTGTGCATCGTGTCCTAGTCTTTGGTCAAGGAATGTCATGACACCTTGTAGCGATACAGTCCAACGCCAGCGAACGTACATGCCATAAGCAGGTAAAAATAGACGAGCAAGTTCTGGAGCAATGCCATCATCAATTGCATCGTGATATAGGCTGGTTGTATGTGCAATTAGTTCAATTAACTTATTGGTATATCTGCCACCTAGACTAAAGTGGATTGGCTCTCCACTACCCTGCTTAGAATTTTCTGGTTTGCTACGCCACTCATCTGCCGAAGGCACATAGAAGGCTTCGTCTTCTGTAATATAACGCCTAGACGATTCGTTCCAACCATTTTGTTCGTCAACGTGGGTAGATGCAACAGCATACTTCCACCATTGGCGAGCAACAAATAATGGGGCATATACTTCAAAAGTTAATGCGGCATGTCTGAATGGCGATGTATGACCTTCACGAACTAAGAATTTAATTAGTTTAGCATCACGTTCTTCAAACAGATGCGATTCTTTGTCGTAAGATACCCTTGCAGCATTTACGATTGAAAGGTCATCACCCATAGTATCTACAAGGCGAACATAGCCTTCATCAAGTAAACTAATTTTATTCATCTTCATCCTCAATGATTGCTAGAACACTGACACTAAACAAAGACAAATAGTCTTCGCCTTCATGCTTGAACTTCATAACTCCACTTGGGTTATACATAATCTTGTCTCCAACTTTAACATCCATTGGAAGACGGACACCGCTACGCAATTGTCTACCCTCGCCCACTAGAACTACAGTTCCAATATTTTTAGAATCCTCATCGGCATTTCCAACAATCAGTAGACCACTGGCAGTAGTTTCCTGTTCAGGCTTCTTTTCTTTTTTAATAATAATAATATCTTCTGGTGCTTTTAGCATGTTACTCCTTCTCGAATGCTAGGCGTGTAATTTCTTCTGATGCAAGCAATACAGCAATCGGTGCCGCTGCGGTAATAGCAACGCCAATCCAACCACGATAATCAACGAGTTGACCATTCCAGTGATTGACTGTGTGTGCAATATTTGCAATAACAGACATAGCGGCAAAGCCAGATAATCCTGCCAATGTTCGCCAAGTACTTTCTCCACGAGCCTTAAAGACTACAAGAGAAATAGTATAGGCAAGGATAGCGGCATCAATAAAGAATGCTGGTAGCCATTGTAGAATGCTTGGTAGTCCTGTCCATGCAGATACCTCATAGATACCGCTGAATGACACTACAAACGATGATAGCATAAGGATAGATACCAAAGCAACCGCTGTATAAAGCACAGGCAAAGCATCTGGATTAATTCTCTTAGACTTCTTTGTAGTTGCATATTTGACCTCTAAGGCCCTTTCATAACTGTCTGCTTGTTCTTGTGTAATCAATGGTTCTCCATTAACAAGATTAGCAATGACTGGATTTTCTTCTAATTTAGACATGAGCCTATCATGTTCTCCTTTAATTGTTTCAGGAAATTCTACTGGTTTATTAAAATTACCACCAGCAATATCCCATTCAGTTTGATGTTCCATAACCAATTATACCCTACTTGTCCCAATTACCGTCAAGTACTAGGAGTGCAATAAGTGCATAATTAGCCATGTCGATAAAAGAATCCCTAAGACTTTCATTCTCTGGGGTAGCACCAGAATCATAAAGATTGTTAATACGAGCCAACTTATCGTGAATCCTGACCCTAAGACCATTTACTGCTCCCCCTGGACTTGCAGAGATATTCTTTGGTCCATAGTCTTTGTGCTTGCGTAAGAGTAAAGCCATTGCTTCATTATAAACATCCTTAACTGATTGTTCGAACTCTTTATTAATTTCCATTTTTAGTTAACCATTCTACTAACTTTGGATTGTCTTTAAGTACCGCCAAAAGATTGTTCTCATAAAGTGCAATGAAATAATGTTCCCATGTCTCAAAGTCATCTTCTTTTCCTGGCTTTGGCATACCGTCATTATTCATACGAATAGCATGAAGAATCTCATGCAAAACAGTAACCTGCTTTTTTGTCTTGGTGATAGCAGAATCAACAACGATGATGTTGCCTGAATCTAGTGTGTATCCGTGAGCACCATCATTTAGTGTGCCATCTTCATTTGTATTGCGTTTAACAATATCATAGACCTGTGGTCCAACTTTAACTGTTTTAATCATCTTTGTTTCCTAATCAAACTAATGGCTGCTTGCAAACCTGCAAGTGTGCCTGGGCTATAATGTTCTTGGTTTTTCGTAATATCTTTTTCAATACTAGAAATCATTACTTTACGTTGTTCGGCTAAGGCTTTCTTAGTTCCAAGTGCAAAACCTTCATCCCAACCAACCTTGTAACCATCTTCGTATCCAGCATCATATTTACGTTTAAATGTGCGTTGTAGGCGTTCTGCCCAATCTGGTTTATTTTTTGTCATAGGACAAGTTTACAGCAAATGGCTGTATTTGTCAAGCAAATAGGTTAGAAAGTTTGTCCTGTGTAGCCAATCCTTTGTGGAAGGCTTCTTTTCCATCTACTTTGGCAATAAAGGCTGGTATTCCAGTAATGCCATTTTCTTGGAAAATGCTAGGATTTTCATCTGCATCATACTTAGTATAAACAATGTCTGGATTATCACTAAGAAACTTATCTAACATTGGTTGCATTTGTTTGCATGGCTGACACCATGTAGCACTAAAGTGAATTAGTTCTTTCATTTATTTTTTCCTTAAACTAGATAATTTATGTCCAACAACTGTATCTGTTGGCTTACCGTCTTGGTATACTCTGACAACTGCGGCAGGGTCATCGGGAGTTCCTGTGATTGTGAAACTTGAGTTAGGCACATTATATTTGCCATTAGTAATAATTCTAGTAATCTTGCCTGTGGCTGTACCGCCAGAAGATGACCAAGAAACCATATCTCCTACACCAGCACCCTTAGCCATAATGGTTTCGTGTGAAGAATAATCTTTACCAAAATCAGCAAATAGAGCCTTGCCCTCTTCACGATGTACAATAGCACGACTCCAAGAGAATCCAGCATCGCCACCCCAAGCCAACCACATGATATAGCCATTAGATGGGTCTGCCTGGCTTCCCCAGTTCTTGCCCTTCTTGTCCACCTCATGGCGAGAAAAGAATGAGTACATTCTTTTTACAGTATCAAGACTGAGAGACTCTCCAGATGCAAGTTGGTGAGCACGAGTCCAACCTACGTTAGTTCCAGCACCGTTTGCCTTACCATCTTCTTTAAACTTGATTGCTCTGCGAGCATTGGATGCCATAGCACCTGTTGGTTTATATGTATCAGCCAATTTTATTTACACCCCTTGGGTCAAACATGCCTACCCAAATAGACTTCTGTGCCATCTCATAGCCTGTAGCGTCTTCCTGTGCCTCTTGCTCAGGTGTTTCGTTTAGTTCATCCTCTGGAATTACCCAAAGTTTGCAAAGTCCTTCTTCATCAATGTTTCCTTCTACTACGATACATTGTGCAGCATCTTCATTGTAGAAGATACAGTTCTTACACATGACACCCTCAGACTTGAATGGGTTTTTACTACCATCAAAGTAGTGAGCACCATCTGCACCAGAATCTTGTTTAAACATTCCAAATTGTAGTGCAGTTTCGGCAGTGTGTTCTGCCATCTCTTTCTGTCTATCTGACAGTGAATCCCACTCAGACAATTCGTCTTCTGTTGGGTCTTTAGTTAATTCATTATCCATTACGATACCCCCATACTTCCGCCAGGTCCACCAGATGAAACTGCTCCAGAAGCATCATTTCCATCGCCACCGCCCTTTTTACGCTTAGGTTTACGAATAACGCCTTTGCTTCTACGAGCAGCGGTTAGGCTTGTAGGGTATTTTATTCCAACTCCTGGATAGGTTGGATTTAAACTTGAAGATGGATTTACAGCGTTAGGTCCATCGGCCTTATTTGCATTTGGCTCATTGATGTGAAGGGCTGCAAGTTGTTTACCTGCGTCTTTTGCTGTTGGGTGACAACCCATAACCTCACCAGTTGCAATTTTAACTACTGGATATCCAGAGCAACCGTGAGTTCCTTTTTCGCCAAGTTCATAGGGCATGTTACTGCCCCATTGTGTTGCTTGGTGCTACAGGAGCAACTTCTTCCATTGGCTCTGGCTTAAGAGTTGCAGACAACTGCCACATCCATCTACGGTGCATGTCCATACGGTCAGCAAGGAAGTTACATAGACCCTGTTCACGCTTGGCTGCGGCTAGGTCAAAAATATCTTTTAGGTCTTCCAAAACATCTGTAATAGATTCTAGCAAATCTGGAAGCATAATTTCATAATCAGATGAGACATCTGGTTCGTCAATTGTAGCAAGTTCTACAAAGCGTGGAAGTTTGAATGGAGCATAGCCACCTAGTTTACGAATCCACTCTGCGTTAGTGTCAATTGCATCTTCGAAATCTTCATAGATTTCTTGCAATAGTGTGTGGTATTCGAAGAAGTCTTCGCCTTCGATATTCCAGTGATAGCCATGTGACTTAAACTTGAGGACAACATTGTTTGCCAACAGTACTTTGAGTGAATTAATTAGTTCTTCCATGCTTATATTATAG